GGTGGTGGATCCTCCAAATGAAAAACCCGCCTCTGGGGCGGGGGATGTGGTCGTGTGGCCTGTTCTCTGGGCAGTTAGTCGGATCGGTCGCGCTGGAAGGCGTCGAACAGCATGTCGCGCATCGAGCGGATGTCGGTCTCGATCCGGTCGAGGCGGTCGCCATCGACCTTGCGATCTTCGCTGCGCTGCTTGTCGGTCCGGTCGCGTTCGGTGATGAGTTCGCGATCAAGGCGATCCAGCAGGGCCTCGTTGGTGAAGGCCTTGCGGGTGATCGCCGCGATCAGGGCCATGGTGCCGCCGATGAGGGCGGTCAGCGCGGCTGTGATCCCGTGGTCCCGAAAGGCCCGCGCGACCTCCCCGGCGAGAGTGGTCTGGTCGTTCATGATGTTCCTTTCATTGCGGCAGGCTGCGGTCGGTCAGAAATCTGTTTCCAGATAAACCCCGGCGCAGTCAAAAGCGACCGCCGCCGCCGTTGCGCCGGTGTTGAGGAACAGCCGCGGCGACAGGAACTGCGTCGCGGCAGGCAGGTCGGCGGCGATTTCCTGCTCGAAGACCGCGCCGGAAACCTCGTCGACGACACGCACCCAGACCGAGCTGCCATTCGGCGGGGCGGCGATGAAGAGCGTCAGCACGCCACCAGTGGCGATGGCGAAGGACGCGCCCATGTCGGTCAGGGTCGGCGCCCCGGTGCCGTCGTTCGCGACCAGCTGCCAGCGTGTGTGGGTACCACGCTGGAAGCCGATGCCAATGCAGTTGATGGCTGCGGCCAGCGTCAGGGTGGTCGCCAGCGCGGCAGTCGATCCGTAAAGCCCGAAGAAGCCCATGCCGGTCGCCTGCAGGGTCGTAAGCGAAATCCGCGTGACGAAGGTCCAGCCGCCCAAGCCCGCCGCATTGCCGCGCCAGCACGCCCAGCCCGCAGATCGCTGGTCGGCGACCGAGTCCACCACTGCCGCTGAGGTCAGGCGCCAGCGGCGCATGCTGGCAGCGAGGTTCGTGGCGGCCAGCGTCGGGTGCGAGACTGTGCCGACCGAGGTGATTGGCAGGCCTTCTGTTGTGATGGTCGTCGTGACCGAGGGCGACCAGTTCGCGATCCGGTTCACTCCGAAATGCGGCTGGAGCGGGAAATCCCGTCCCGAGGGACGCATGACGTCGATCCACGGCGCCCCGGCGCGGTTGCGCGCATAGACCGATGCCTTGCCTGAGGGCGGCGGGGTTGGCGCGGCCGCCAGTCCCGGCAAGACCGTCGGCTGCGGCAGTTCCACCTGGCCGTTGGTGCGGTCGATCCTGATCGCGTCGTAGAAGGCGGAGCCGTCCGGACTTACCTTGAAGCTGAAATCGTCATTGCCAAGGAGGCCGATCAGGGCCCGCGCCGAAAACCCGGTCTTGAAGGCAAAGGCAGCGTCATTCCCGGCGGCGGCCTTGTTGACCGTCGCCTCGATCCCGGAGCCTGCGTTGTTCAGGAGCACAGCGGGCGTGTTGATGGACAGACGGTTGAAGCTGTCGGCTGTCGCCCCACCGAGGCCGAGGAGCTGCGCGGTCAGGTTGGCCTGGGGCATGCCGACCTACGTCACGGCATTGGCAAAGGTGACCGTGGGCGTGTTCACCACCATTGTGCCGCCCGCGCCAGCCGTCGCGGATCCAATGTTCACGACGGTGGTCGATCCGGACGCGCCGCCGGAGCCGAGGTTCACGGTCTTGGTCACGCCCGTCGTCGTGGCCCCGGTGCCCATGCCATAGGTGGCGGTCGTCGTCGCCGTGCCGATCGAGGCGCTGGCAGCCGACACCGTCACGGTTCCGGATGCTGTCAGCGTACCGGAGAAAGTCTTGTTGCCGGTGAAGGTCTGGGTGCCTGCTAGGATCGCCAGTTCGGACGAGGTGTTGGGCAGCGTGAAGCTGCGCGTGGTTCCGGCGCTGATCCCTGCCAGCGAGAAGGTTGCCTTCTTCGTGGGGTCGGCATCGTTGACCAGGCCGAAGACCGCGTCCGAGACATCGCGCGGCTCGCCCACTACCTCCCAAGCGCTGCCGGTCCAGACGAGGAACATCCCCTCGGCCGCGACCCAGACGAGCCAGCCGGTGCGCGGGACGAGGCGGATCCAAGCGCCGTCGATCCAGAAGGCGATGTTCAGGTCCCACCCGGCCCAGAGGCCTGTTGCGCCCGAGGCCACCAGATGGCGGTTGCCGTCGGCCGGGCTAGCCGGGGGCGCAGTGCGCGTGCGGTCGAGGACCGAGAGCTGCACCATGGCATCAAGCAGGCGCAGGGCCTCGTTGTGGGTGACATGCTTCTGCGCCTGCGCCGCCAGAAGATAGGGCAGGCCCAGATGGGCCGTGGTGTCGGACATGGGAAATCCCGTTAGAACTGGAGGGTCAGGCTCGCGGGCGTGCCGCGACCGAGGCGGTTCGAGAGCTGGAAGATGCGGATCGCCAGCGTCTGGCCGGGCGCGAGCAGCGCGCCCCAATCGGCCGTCTGCTGGGCGGCGGTGTAGAGGACGGAAGTGGTGCTACTGGTCAGAGTGCGCTTGACGCTCGTGCCGTCGAGGATCTGGACGTCGTAGCTTTCCACGTCCTCGGCCAGCGGCACCTCGACCTGCTCCCAGGCATCGGCGACCAGCGCGCGGGATCGCCGTGTCCAGCGGATGGTCAGATCGCCGGGGCTGCGGGCCGTTCGCCACGGCTGTTCGACATGGACCGGCGCGAAGGGGACAAGGCCCCGTCCGGTCGGGGTGAAGCCCAGCGCGGCATAGCTTGCGTCGGTGACAGCACGCGCGGCCGGGCCGACCCGCCAGTTCCAAGGCAGTCCGAGATCGGCCTCGGCGATGGGCAGCGATGACAGCGCGTTGTCCAGGACCACAACCCGCACTCCTGCCGGGGCCGGGTTGCCCATGGCATGTTCCGTTCCGCGCTGGCCGCGCAGGAGGCGGGTCAGGCGATAGCGGCCCGGGGCGATGAGTTCAGCCGCGCTTGCCTGGACGATTTCCCACTGGCCAGCGGCGCTTTCGACTGCGAGGGCATTGGCCCCGCCGAACATTGCGATGTCGGTCACGCTTTCCAGTGTTCCGGACAGGAGATCAACGACCAGCGCATTGCCCAGATCGAAGCGGGAGGTGGGGCCCGGAAAGAAGTCGAAAGCCAAGGTGCCGATCCGGGCCCGACTCCCGAAGGTCGTCAGCAACGAGAACCCATCCGTCGAGGCGCTCCGGAACACCGCGATCTCGCCCGGCCAAGGGCTGGCATGGGCGGCGATCAGGGGGCGATGGGCGGGCTGATCCTCGGTGATCTGCGGCAGGTCCAGCATCACCACCTCCGGCGTGCCGAAGACGACGGGGCTGGCGAGCGAGGCCGGGCGGGGATCCCCCGGCGGCAGATCGTAGGCGGCACGGTCCTGGCGCACCGCCTCGATCCCGCGCGCCTCGGTATCGGCCATCGAGACGAGCCGGAATTCCACCTCCCGGCCGTCATGCGCGAGCCGGATGACATCGGCGGGGTCCAGCGCCAACCGCGATGGCGGCAGGCGGAAGGTGGCGCTTTCCCGGCCGATCCAGGCTTCCATCAGCGCGCGGCGGCACCGGCGTTCCGCCTCCTCGGGCGGGATCGCCATCGGGAAGGACTCGGAGGCGATGCGGGTAGTGTCGACGGTGATGCGGCGGGCTTCGACGAGGGCTGAATCATAATCCTCGTCGGGGCGGGCGACCTGCCAGTTCAGCGCCTGCGGCAGTTCCGTCTCCTGGCCGCGCGTCAGCTCGAAGGCCTCGCCTTCCCGGCTGGCGACCAGATCGTCGATGGCCAGCGTGGCGACCGAGGCGCGGCCGCGCATGACGAAACGGATCACGCCCTCGGTCTCGATGGCATCGAAGCCGAAGTGGCGTGCCAGCGTGGAAATCGACGCCCGGGGGCTTTCGAGGGCGCCGATCACATAGCCCTCGACCGCGCCCCAGAGGCCCGAGACGTCGATCAACGCCTCATCGAGCCCGGCGCGCAGGCAGAGATGGCGCACCAGAGCGGCCAGCGACACCGCGCCGAGGCGCCCGGTCAGCCAGTGGCCGAGCCGCCAGTTGGGGCCATCGGTCCAGACACCGGTCAGTTCGGGGAAAAACGGATAGGGTCGCGCGTCCCAGGTCCAGGCCGCGCATTCGGGGACATGCACCATCCGTCCACTGTAGATCGTGGAGGTCGGGTTGTTCGCCCCTTGGCCCCACCAGAGGTAGCTTGCCTCGAGATAGGCGCGCTGGATCGCGTCGTCCCGCCAGCCGCGGGAGAAGTAGGGCGTGAAGCTCTCCGACGACTTCGGATCGAAGAAGACGTTAGGCTGGTTCGTGCCCCGGTCGGTGGCGGGGCAACCCAGTTCCGTGAACCAGACGGGCTTCGACTGCGGCACCCATGCGGTCGGCGTGCCGCTTTCCACCCCGCCAGGTCGGTTGAAATGCGGGTTCGACCACCAGGCGCGGAGATCCTTGTAGCGGAACACCCAAGGTTTGCCCGCAGCCCCGTCGGTGATGGGGGTCCGGATCTGGGCCGACCGATCAATGGCGCTGGCGTAGAACCAGTCAAAGCCCTCGCCACCCGCGATGTTGGCCTGCAGGTAGCCCCGGTCATGGATCGCGGGCCAGCCTTGCAGGGCATCGGCGTGGTCGAAGCCGTCGCGCCAGTCGGAGAGCGGCATGTAGTTGTCGATGCCGATGAAATCGATGTTGGCGTCCGACCAGAGCGGGTCGAGGTGGAAATAGACGTCGCCGCTGCCGTCCCCGGGCTGGTGACCGAAATACTCCGACCAGTCCGAGGCGTAGCCCACCTTGGTGCCCGGCCCGAGGACCGACTTCACATCCGCCGCCAGCGCCTTGAAGGCGGTCACGGCAGGATAGGCGCTGGCCCCCGACCGGATCGTCGTCAGCCCCCGCATCTCGGTCCCGATCAGGAAGGCATCGACCCCGCCTGCCACCGCACAGAGATGGGCGTAGTGCAGGATCATCCGGCGCAGGCCCCAATCGCCCGATGGGCCGGTCCAGCTGACCGTGTCGCCAGAGATCGCGAACTGCACCGGGGTGGCCACGCCGAAGAAGCTGGAGACCTGCGTGGCAGCGGCGGCGGTCTTGTCGGCCGTCCCGGTATAGCCTGCGGCCGGGGAACAGGTGATCCGGCCCCGCCACGGGAAACTCGGCTGGCCGGGCGTCGCGGCATTCGCGCTATAGGGGTTCGGCAGCGTGTTGCCGGGCGGCACGTCCATCAGCAGGAAGGGATAGAAGGTGACCCGCAGCCCGCGCGCCTTCATCTCGCGGATCGCTTGCAGCACTGCGAAATCTGCAGGTGTCCCGCCATAGACCGGACGGTCCTCGACGTCGCGGCTCACCAGATGCGCACTCGCCCGCGCCAGGCCATTGACCGTCCAGACCTTGGGGCTGGTGACCTTGGTCGCCACCTCCACGCCGGGCTTGATCGTGCAGTTGCCCGCCCGCAGGTCATTGCCGAACCAGGCGACGACGAGGCTGACACTCTCGACGGCCGGAGCCATGGCCTGCAGCCGATCAAGGGCCACGACGATATCAGCCTCGTCGGGCCGCGCGTTCAGGTTCTCGGCCGAGGTGGTGCCGCCGGTGGTCTGGCCGAAGACCGTGGTCGTGGCGCCCACCGTCTTGCGGACAGCCTCGGTCGCATAGGTGAACTCGCCCGAAGCGGGGATCATCGTCACCGCCTTCACGAGCCCCTCGGCCGTGTCGGGATCCGCAAGTGGCCGGAAGACCTCGAAGGACAGTTGCGGCAGGCGATTGCCGTAGGTGGCAAGCGCCAGTTCCTCCAAGACGACATAGGCTGTCCCGCGAAAGGCCGGGGTGTTGGCCGCTCCCATCTTTGCCGAAATGAAGGGATCGGCCGCTTGCGCCTCGTTCCCAGGATACCAGCGCCAGGTGATCCCCGTCATGTCGAGCGGCTTGCCATCGGCCCAGATGCGGCCGATGCCGGTGATCGGACCCTCGCACAGGGCCACAGCGAAGCTGGCATAGTACAGATACTCGGTCGTCTGGACCCGGCCACCGCCGCCGCCCTTGCCGCCGCCTTGCGTGGTGGTCTTCGTCTCCTCCCGGAAATCCGTGGCCCAGATGATGTTGCCGCCAATGCGCATGCGGCCGTAGAGGCGCGGGATGATCGCCCCTTCGGTGGCCGAGGTGATCCGCAAGCTGTCGAGGCGCTGGCCCTCGATCTTCTGCGCAGGGGCCAACGAGGACACGATCCAGCTGTCGACCACCGAACCGATGGTCGAGCCGATGAAGCCACCGATGGCAGCGCCAGAGAAGCCGAGGATCGCACCGCCAAAGGCCCCGCCGATGGCGGAGCTGACGGCACCGAGGACGAGCGTGGCCATTACGAAAATCTCAGCGAGCAGGGAACAGAAAGGCGAAGGCGATGCGCCGCCGCCATGTTGGTGTCAGGGGTTCTTCGATCACGCCGAGGCGCTCATAGGCGTGCAGGAAGGTGTCCGGGCCGGTGAGGATCCCGACATGCTTGGCGATGGCGCGGGGCATCATGCGGAACAGGATCAGCGCGCCGGGTGGCGCATCGGCCGGTGCGATCCCCGGCATCATCGCCCGCGCCCCCTCGGCCAGCACCTCGCGCGGGCCGGTCTCGCCCCAGTCCCGGCTGTAGGGCGGGATCGGGAACGGCTCCGGCCCGACGATCTCGCGCCAGACGCCCCGTGCCAGGCCCAGGCAATCGCAGCCGACTCCACGCAGGCTGGCCTGGTCGTGATAGGGTGTGCCGAGCCATGACCGCGCGACGGCGATGACGCGCGCGGGATCGGCGTTGGGACTGTCGCGGTCACAGCACCGCACCCTCATGGCCGCCGTCCTTGGTGGCGTAGCGCAATACGGCGTCCTGGCCCGGGATGTGCGGGAAGCCCCGGAAGTTTGCGACATTGGCGAACTTCGTCCCGCAGGTCGCGATCCGCTTGTCGCAGCCCGCCCGGACCAAGAAAGCATCCGTCACCGCGATCGGGCGCACCGGCGCCTCGAGCAGGGTCAGGATCGCGACGCTGTCGACGAGGTCATGCGACAGCACCTCGACCCGCCGCCCGGCATTCGCACCTGTCGGCCATTCGACCAGCCCGGAGGCGAACCAGCCCGCCGCGAAACTGGCGAGGCCCGAAGCCGTGAAGGTCCGGTCGCGCAGCACATCGATCACCGCGCCGGACCCCTTTGAAGGCCGCGGCCTCGAGGTTCACGCCGCAGCGCGCATCTCCCAGCGCGGCGTCGCAACTCGCCTGAAACGCTCGCCCGACGGTCTGGCCGAGGATATGGGCTAGCGACCGGACCTCGGCGACGAAGGCGAGCCGCCCGCGCCGGATCTGGCCGATGGCCCCTCGCCGAAGGAGTACGCGCTGCGCCGGAGCCGACCAATTCACCCGCCAGACCTCGACCGACGCATTGTCCCACCGGCCGTCGAGGATGTCGGTCTCGGTGATCCGGTCCGACGACAGCACACCTTGCGCATCCTGCGCATCGACGGAAAGGTCGGAGCCGGATCGCACCTCTGACGCCGTGAGCCCGCTTTCCGGTTCGAATTCGGTGCCGTCGAACGACAGGGTTCGGTCGTGGTCGGTGAAGCCGAAGGTCACGCCATCGGCGCGGGTGATGCGCCAGCACCAGGCGAGCGTCGTCGTGCCCTCGTCGAGATGGGCCTGCACAGCGGCGTTCAGGGACTTCATGTGCGGATTTCCACGAGGGGGATCGAGGTGATCGAGCCGAGGCGTTCGATGTCGAGGGTTACGTCGAGAGCGTCGGTGTCGAAGCGGACGGGAACGTCGAATTCGAAGCCTGCGGTGATCGCGACGCATGCAGCGGGGGCAGTGGTGAAGGTGACGAGGCCGGTGGTCGTGGAAACCAACCAGCCGGAAGCTTGGGGCGTGCCATTCAGCGCGATGGTCACCGTCCCGGCGACGGGCTTGGTGATGGTCCGCGTCCAGGACTGCGCGCCAGAGGTGTAGCGCTTGGTCAGCTGAAACAGGGTGGCTGACCCGTTGCCGGTGCCGAGCGGCTGATCGGCTGGCCCCGGTGTATGCGATGGCAGGCAGGACTTGAAATCGGCCCAGTCCTTGAAACGGAAGCCGTGCAGGCGGCCGTTGCGGGCCTCGAAGAAGGCGACGACCGCCGCCAGATCATCGGCGCGGCGGATGCCATAGGCGACATCATAGCGGTGGCGCGAATTGGCCCAGCTGGCATTGCGCTCTTCGGCCCCGCTTGCCAGTTCGACGATCTGTGTACGCCGCTCGGGGCCGCCCCGCGCCCCGCGGCTGATGTTGTCCGGAAACCGGACCTCGTGAAAGGCCATCACATCCCCCTCCGACCTAGCGACACAGCGCGTGCGATGTCGCTGGCGACCTGCGTGCGGGACTGGCGGAAGCTCTCGGCGTCGCGGGCGTTGATCGTGACATTGACGGTGGACGCGCCCGCCTGGCCGTACCCTGCCGCCTCGCGCCGGGAGAGAACCCGTTCGCCGCGTTGCAGGATTGCGGGCACCTCGTCCGGCCGCAGACCGGCCCAACCGCCGTTGTGCATGCGCGGGGCATTGGCGAAGGCCAAGGCCGGGACCATCCGGGCAGGACCAGGGGCGCCAACCATGCCGCCCGCATGCAGGATGTTCGCGAAAATTCCGCCCGCGCCGCCCAGCGCGCCGGAAAGCGCGTTCGCAATCGGGCCGAGGATGAAACGCCGGGCGGCGAGCTTCGCCAGATCAGCGATCATCGAGGTGACCAGATCGCGGAAATCGAGCTTGCCGGTCTTCACGAAGTCACCGATGGCGTTCTCGGCGCTCTGGAAGGCCCCGACCAGCGCGCTGCCGATATCGCCGCCAATGTCGCGCGCCTTGGCGGCGTAGTCGGCGAGCGCGGCCGTGACAGCTTGCCAGCCGGTAAGGGCGGTCTCCGCGACCTCGGCCGCCGCAGCGCCCGCATCGCGCGCGGCCCCACCTGCACCATCGGCGGCCGTAGCGGTGTAATTCAGGCCGGACGTAAGAGCATCAGCCGCACCAGCCGCATCCGCCAACGCAGCCTCGGCTTCCGTCCCCGTGCCGGTCACGGCATCCTTCAGCGCCTGCCAGCTGCCGAGCGGCCGACCAGCAGCGTCAGCCAGCATGCCTGCGGCCTCGCGATAGCCGTCGGCCCGGGCGCGGGCGTCCTCGGCCATGGCACCGAGCCCGAGGTCAGGCGGCTCGAGGTAAGTCCGCGACAGCGCGGCCGAGAAAGCATCCGCGGCGGCAGCACCTGCGGCAGTAGCGGCTCCCTCAAACGGATTGCTGATGCGGCCGAGTTCCACCGGGTCGAGGATGCTGATCCGCACGCCACCTTCGCCGGTGGCCCATTCCGGCAGCAGCGCAAGGGCCGCGTTCAGCGTCTCGATGAAGCTGTTGATGCGCGTGACGACGCCGTTCAGCATCGCCTCGACGCCCGAGATCAGCCCATTCGCGGCCTAGAAGGCGAAGTCGCCGATGGCACCGGGCAGACTGCCCCAGATTGCGACTGCCGCGTCGTAGGCCCCCTGGAAGATCGCGGCCGTTCGGTCACCGAAGCTGACGACACCCGTGATGGTGCCCTCGAGGGCCGAGAGACCAGCCGCCTTCAGCCCCTCCCATCCGGCCGCCATCCGCGCGAGCGCCGCATCCAGCGACAGGCCGATGCGGGACCAGACTTCGCGGGCCAGATCGCCGAGGAGCCGGAAGGCCTCGCCCACCCCACCGACCCGGGCCACCAGCTGCGAGAACTGGTAGACCAGTTCTCCCGCACCGACGATCAGCGCCCCGATGCCGATGCGGATCAGCGCGCCGCGCAGGAAGACCAAGGCTGTGGCGAGGCCGCGCACCGACACTGCCGCAGCAGCAAGTCCTGCTACCCAACGCGCGGCCATGACAGCAGCGAAGGTGGCGGCATAGGATGCCAGCCTACCAAGGTTGCTGATCAGCCCATCGATGGCCGAGCGCAGGATCCCGCCATCGGAGGCCAGCGCCACGAAGGCATTGGCCAGCGCCTCGATGGTAGGGGCCACTGCGACCGCGATGCGGTTGCGCAACCCGTCGAAGACCATCGATACGGTGCCCAGCGCCAGCTGCGTGCGGCGCAGGGCTTCCAGCGCATCACTGTCCAGAACCGCGCCAAGGTCCGAGGCCTGATCCCCAAGTCGCGTCATCTCCGACCCGCCGTTCCGCAGGAGAGGGATCAACCGCGTGGCATCCGAGGCCATCGCCTCCAGATAGAAGGTCATCTCCTGCTGGCTGAGACCGGCGCGTTCAAGCGTGTCGACGTAAAGCTGCAGCGCCTCCGGGCCGGAGAGGCGCGCGAACTGGTCGGCCGTGACGCCCACGCGCGGAGCGACATTCTCGAAGAAGTCGGCCATCGGCCCGCCGCCGGTCTGCAGGAAATCCCCGACCCGGTCGTTCACGTCCTTCAGGATATCAGCCAGCTTCTCTTGCTCGATGCCAACCGTCCGCGCCCCAGCCGACCAGCGCTGCAGGGCCTCTGGCGTCGCATTGGCGACCTGCGCAAACTGACGGATCTGCGCGGCGCTCTCGGCCGTGGACCGGACGATCAGCCCGAGAGAGGCGGTGGCGGCCGCCGCGGCCGCCCCGAGGGCGATGCCTGCCCGACGTGCGAAGGCTGCAAGCCGGGTGTTGGCCAGTTCCATCTCACGCGACAGGCGGCCAAAGCTGCGCGCCCCGGCCTCGCCGACCCCTTCCAGTTCGGCGCGCACGCGGCGCCCGCCCTCCGCCACGAGGCGGACGGAGACTTTCTTCTCAGCCATGGCGGCGTCCTTCCATCTGCTCGTTCAGTTTGCGCACCATCACCGCCTCGATCTCGGGCAGCAGTTCGGCGGTGATCAGGGGGTTGATGCCCAGCGCTTGCGCCAGCGCGAGGGCGGCGCCCATGTCCCATCCGATGACGGCCCCCGGCGCGATGCGCAACTGACCGCCAAGGCGCTGGGTCAGGTCCCAGACCTGCCAGCCCTCGACCGTCTGCGGCCGGTTCAGTCTTGCTGGGCAGTCAGGGCAGGGGCCCGAGCAGGCCGCGCAATAGCCGTCGCCCCCGCCGAAGGACCAGTCGGCGAGGGCGCGGAGACGTTTTTTTCGCGTCCAGCATCAGACCGCGGGCGACGTATTGCGCCTGGAAGGCTTCGAACACGGGCCAGATTTCCAGCAGGGCATCGATCCCGGCCGGGCTGACGGGCACGATGTTGCCAGCCTCGTCGCCGACGCCTTCCCATTCCAGCACCGCGCGGCGCGCGACGGCCTTGGCCATTGCGAGGGCCATGTCCTCCTGACTGGAGGCTTCCGACAGGCCCTCGATGGCCGGATCGGCGCGGGCCGAGACCATCAGCGCGGTGGTGAGGGGCGCCACCAGGACGCGCAGGCCAGGCAGCAGGTCCAGCCATTCGGCCTGGTTCGACAAGTTCAGGCGGATCATGGTCAGTATCCCGTGACGGTGTTAACGAGGACGGCGGTGCACATGCGGGCGGGGCTGGTGGCCTTGGCGGCCTGCCAGTCGAAGGTCGCCTGGACGCCCTGCGGCCCGGGGATTTCGATCCGCGGGACCGGCAGGTAGACGGCGTGGGCCGTGAAGGTGAAGCTGGCGTTCGCCCCGAGGCTGTAGGCGAACTCGAGTTCGCAGGGCGTGCCGTCGATGGCTTGGGTCACCAGTGCAGAGTCGGCAAAGCGGACCTCGATCCGGCCGTTCAGGGCGGCCATGCCGGGATCGGCGCCCTCGATCTTGCCGTCGTTGCGGATGGTCTCGATCCGGTCGAGGCCGTTGGCATAGGTGATCTCGGCCGAGACGACGTTGCCCAAGGTGGTGCCATTGCGCTTCACCACCCCGTTGAAGTGGCCGAAGCGTTGCAGGCCCAGCGTGGTGGGCGTCCCTGCGGCTGTGGTGGCAGCGATGGCTTCGCCCTGCGCAATCAGGCGTCCGGTAGCGGTCAGAAGCCCCGAACGGCTCATCTGCCAGCTAAGCTGGTCCATCACGCAGCCCGCATACATCGCGAACCGCGGCACCTCGGGCATTGCCACTTCGATGGCCATGGAGGGCAGCGTCCAGTTCCCCGACTGGAAGCTGTGGGTCTTGGGCGTTGTCCCCGTCGTGGTCGGGGCGCCGAAGGCCGCTTTCAGCCAGAAGCCGAAGGCCTCCACATCGATCGGCACCACCACCTCGCCATCGGCGGTGACGGCGTCCTTGATCGGGGCCAGGGGATCGCGGCCGTAGCCCAGAAGTTCGCTGTTCAGCAAAGGCTGTTCCGCGCCCAGCGTGGTCCGGGCGAAGGGCATCAGCCGATAGCCGCTGGCGGGCGGGGTGCCGTAGACGGTTTCGAACGCAAGCGCCATCTGCGCCCGCGCGCCGTGTGCGCGTGCCATGGGGGTCTCCTATGTGTGTGTGTCAGGCCAGAGGGCCGGTCGTCGAGTAATGCAGGACGACGGTGATCACCGCCGCCTTCAGGGCCGCCGTGCCCTCGATGGGCAGATCGACCGAGGCCGGGGCCTCGAGTTCGACCCAGTCACAGAGGCCGCCCAGCGTCCGGTCGGCTTCCAGCGCCGCGGCGATGGTCGCGATCAGGTCATCGAAGGCGCTGGCCCGGCCGGTGCCCGCCTGGACGACGATCTCCAGCTCGGCCCGGTGCTGGTAGTGATAGCGCAGCGGTGACAGCGTCACTTCCGGCTCGCCCGGCTGGCCGTCGCGCAGGATGATCAGCCCGGCCGCCGGGATCCGCTCGGGCAACACCTCGTCACGCAGAGTGCGGGCGACAAGCGGCTGCAACCGCGCGTGCAGCGCGGCGAGGACGGTCTCGCGGGTGGTGGGCATTTGATGTCCAAGGGGCGTTTGGTGGATTGAGGTCTTTGCGGACAAGAAGTCCGTTTACGCTCGCCGCGTGAAGGCCACGTTGCAAGGAAGGGATGCAAGACTTAGCATGATGCACCGCTTTGTAGGTGTTTCATGGCAACTGATCTTAGGTCAGCATCCTTGTTGGAAATTTCGCAGGAGCTAACCCGCTTCAAGTATGAACTGCGCGGGCTTTTCCGTTGTCCAACATGTCTTCGCGACTACCCAATATCTAGCAAAGAGATCACCGAAGAGCACATAGTTCCAGACTCATGCGGCGGGAAGATAACGACATTCCTTTGCAAGACGTGCAATAGCTCGTTTGGGCACAAACAGACACGGTGGTTGTCAGACTGGATTGAGTTAAACGAAGGAAATGGACTTTTCCATTCCGATCCCAAGAAGCAGCGCGCACAGTTGAAAGCTGATGGTCGGACCTTAAACGGATCACTTTCTATCGCAGACGATGGAGCGCTTGAATTTACAACTGATCGAAGAAGATCAAATCCGGTCGACTTCGAAGCTCATTGGAATGGTCCAAAGCCAGCGAAGATTTCTATCACAACAGGGCTGCCAGTTTTCAGCAACGAAAACTCAGTCAAAGTAGGTTTTCTGACTGCAGCCTATGGGCTTTGGTTCAAGAACTTTGGCTACTCGTTCGTGCTTCAATCGTCCTTGGACATCGTCCGGCAGCAAATTCTGAATCCAGATACTGAGCTCATGTATTGGAATTATCTTATTGAGGTGCCGACAAGAGAGATTGCCAATCCTTGCATTGGGTTAATGCGCTTTAGGACCGATTATTTTCCTATTGCGCTGATCTATGATCATCTGGTTGTGTTCCCGTCTCCAAAGCTGCCACATCCGTACAGCACGTCGCCGATGCAAATGTCTAAGAAGGTGATGAGTTTCTCCGACCAAATAGCCTCAAGGTATCAGCATCGTTGCGTTGGCCCAGCCGTGCTGATCTGCGACGGGCAGGAGATCGTCAATCCTGATCTGATCCAGAACGCAACTATCCCTCCGCAATACAGTTGGGTAGATCGTTGGGATTGATACGCCCCCGAACTACCGCTGTAACTTGGTTGTCTGGCTCGTGCTGCCGCCGCAATATCGATGTTGTATCCGTCCCTATCGCAGAAGTCCGCTTCCTTTCTCCTCTACCCACCCCGCCACGATCCGCCCCGGCACGCGGTCGATGGCCCGCTCCGCATCCCGCGCGAGGTCCAGCCGCTTGCGCAGCTTGACCTGCGGCACCAGCAGGAAGATCGGTACGGTGGTCAGCCCACGGCCGGTCTTCGCGCGCGACGCCACAGCCCGGCCTTTCGAATTCAGCCTCCCCTCGGCCACCAGCAGGCTAGGCCCCCTGCGCCGGTAGACGAACCGCAACCGCAGGCCGGTGCGGCGTTCCCATTCGCCGGGGGTGATGCGACCGCCACGGGTGGATTTGCCTGCGGCGGCGGTGGGGATCGCAAGCCAGAAGCCGTTGCGCGACCGGATCAGCGGCCCGGTGTCATGCGCGCCGACGATCACCGGGGCGTTGGACCAGACCAGCGCCGCGGCGTTCAGGCTCTCGCCGCCCTTGGGATATGTCGCGAGGCGGATCGAGTTGCCGAGACGGGTGCCTAGCCCCGCGCTGGTGATCTGGCTGCGCCAGGCGGATTTCAGGCCCGCGCCCGCCTCGCGCATGGCGGTGGTGACGGCCCTTTCGCCTGCGGCGATTTCGGCCTGCATCAAGGCAGCGAGATCTGGGCTGATTTCCAGCTTCAGTTTCATGCTGGCTTCAGATCGAGCGTCCAGATCAGCCGCTCGCGATCCCGCAGCGTAAGCGTTTCCAGCCTCCCACCTTCCGGCTCTCATCCTGATCGGTTCTTTGGACTTTGGTGATTGTTGGAATGGATTTTCTCCATGGAGACTACATTGGAGGTTTTCCCGGTTGGCGGTCGCGGCCGTCGGAACCGGAAGTGGCCTGATGAGGTGAAGGCCCGGATCGTGGCGGAGACGCTGACGCCGGGTATCACGGTGAATTCTGTCGCGCGGCGTCATGGTGTTCCGGCGAACCACGTTTCGGCGTGGCGGACGCTGGCGCGCAAAGGGCGGCTGGTGCTGCCGGCGCCGGAGGATCCGGTGGAATTTGCATCGTTGATGATTGGCCCGGTTGGTGATGGACCGCGTTGTGCCGTGGGCGCCGCGGACCGGCCCGAGATCATCGCGGGCGCGGTGGCTATCCGTCTGGAAACCGGAGCCTCGGCGGAGCGGATTGCGTCGGTCGTGCGCGCCTTGGCTGCCAGCCCATGATGTTCCCGTCGAACCGGGTTCGGATCATGGTCGCGACAAAGCCCATCGACTTCAGAAAGGGTCATGATGGCCTGGCAGCGCTGGTGTCGTCTGTGCTGCGCAAGGATCCGTTCACCGGGGCGGTCTTTGTCTTCCGCTCGCGTAAGGCGGACAGGCTGAAGCTCTTATACTGGGACGGCACCGGCCTCGTGATGGCCTACAAAAGGCTGGAGGATGCGACGTTCACCTGGCCCGCGATCAAGGACGGGGTGATGGCGCTGAACCATGCCCAGTTCGAGGCGCTGTTTGCCGGGCTGGACTGGCGCAAGGTAAAGGCGCTGGAGGGGCGTCCACCGGCTGCGGCAGAGTGAACCAACCATTTGGTTTTGCGTGTTTTTGCGGGGATATTATGGTAGCTCCAGCCCATGCAAACCGCACCCGTCATCGACCTTTCCACCATCCCTGCCGCGCAACGTGCGGCTGTTCTGGCGTTGATGGAAACCGTGGCGGCGCTGACGGAAATCACCCGTCGGCAAGAGCATCTGATCGCTGAGTTGAATCATGCCCTGCATGGCAAGCGGTCGGAAAAGCTGTCTGAAGATGAACGGCAGTTGGCATTCGAGGATCTGTCCATCGCGCTGGCCGAGGTTGAAGCGGAAAAGGAAACCCGCGCCGCCAAAGCAGATGACAAGGCGAGCAAACCCGCCCCCAAGCGCACTATCGGCAATCTGCCGGCCGCGTTGCCGCGCATCGAAGAGATCATCGAACCCGCCAGCCTGATCTGCCCCTGTGGCTGCGGTGTCATGCACAAGATCGGCGAAGACCGCAGCGAACGGCTGGACATCGTGCCGGCCCAGCTGCGCGTCATCGTCACCGTGCGTCCGAAGTATGCCTGCCGGTCCTGCACCGACGGGGTGACCCAAGCCCCTGCGCCGTCTCACCTGATCATGGGGGGCCTACCGACCGAAGCGACGCTGGCCCATGTGCTGGTCAGCAAGTATGCGGACCATCTGCCGTTATATCGGCAGAGCCAGATCCTGGCGCGCGCGGGCCTTTATCTGCACCGCGCAGTCTTGGCCGACTGGGTCGGCAAGGCTGCGTTCCACCTGAAACCCATTGTCGACCGGCTGGCTGAACATCTGAAGCGGTCATCCAAGCTGTTCATGGATGAAACCACTGCCCCGGTGCTGGATCCGGGGCGCGGTGTGACAAAGACCGGATACCTTTGGGCGCTGGCCCGCGATGACCGACCGTGGGGCGGCGAGGACCCGCCCGGCGTGGTCTACTTCTATGCCCCCGGCCGCGCGGGAGAGAATGCCGAGACCTTCCTCACCGGCTTCGACGGCATCCTGCAGATTGACGGTTACACCGGCTACAACCGCCTGACCAAACCATCCCGCAAGGGCGGCGCGCCCATTCGGGTGGCCCACTGTTGGGCGCATGCACGGCGCAAACTCAAGGAAGTCTTTGACCGCGACGGATCGGAGATCGCCGCCGAGGGTCTGCGCCGCATCGCCGAACTCTATGCCGTCGAGGCCGACATCCGCGGCATCTCGCCCGGCCAGCGCCTCTCCGCCCGTCAGGCCCGCACCGCGCCGCTGGTGGCCGCCTTCGGCGACTGGCTGCAGGCACAACGCCGCAAGATCTCCGCCAAATCCCGGCTCGGCGAAAAGCTCGCCTACATCCACAATCACTGGGACGGGCTGCAAACCTTCCTGACCGACGGCCGCGTCGAAATCGACTCCAACAGGGTCGAAAACCTGATCCGCCCGATAGCCCTCAATCGCAAAAATACGCTCTTCGCCGGCCATGACGAAGGCGGCATCGCCTGGGGCCGCATCGCCTCGCTGATCGAAACTTGCAAGATCAACGGCATAGAGCCCTTCGCCTATCTCAAGGCCACCTTGACAGCTATCGCCAACGGCCACCCGCAAAGCCGCCTCGACGACCTGCTGCCGTGGAACTTCACGCCGTCAAGATAAGCCGTCCGTGGTCCCCCGCGAACGCTTACCCCGCAGCGGTTCCCCCTGGATGACATGGCTGTCGGCGCCGATGACGATCACATCGCCCGGACGCGGGGCGGGCAGGTCTGCCACACGCACATCCACCACCGTCGTGTCGCTGACGATCCGGCCAGCGCCGAAGTCGGTGACGCGGTCGGGCGCGCGGCGGATGATGCGGATCGGGCGTTCCTCGGACGTGGTGGCCGAGATCCAGAGGGCCGGGGCCGCCATGGAGGCATGGGTGAAGATGCGGTCCATGGCGGCGGCGAAGACGGACATGGGTGGGTCCGTCAGTTCGAGCTGTGGATCCGGACGGCCAGCCGGGGCCGCTTGTTCACCGGCAGGATCGAGGCCTCGGTCATCACGTCGATCCAGCGGCCCTTCTCGTCGAGATGCTGGCGGGCGTAGAGCGGCAGGCCGATGGTGTTGGCGGTTTCCAAGAGGTTCGCCGGGCCGCCATAGGTGGTGAAGGTGTCCATCGTGCCGAGCGGGAAGGCGATCCCTTCGTTTGCCGGGACAAGCCGTTCGGTCGCCTTGGTCGAAAGGGTCACCGTGCCGGAATACTCCTCGAACAGGATGCCGCCGAAGGGGAAGTTGCGGCGGACATCCTCGCGCAGGGGCTGCGCGCCGGTCGAGGCATAGAACTTGTAGGCTTCCTCGGTCTTCGGGTGCGCGATCAGCTTGTCGAAGAACTCCCGGCTGACGAGGGCATGCACGCTGGTCATGGCCTCGCCCAGCAGATTGTCCTCGATGGCGCGCAGTACCTCGCGGACCTTGCCCTGCACGTTGGTGCCCGCGGTGCCGAGGACGAAGTCGACCGAGATCTGCGCCAGGCCGAATTCGGTGAAGTAGTTGTAGAGGGTAGTGCCCGCGCCATCCTTCACGATGCCGCGGAGCGCGTTCATCTCCATATACTCCCGCGTCTGGGCGTGCTTGCGGCGCATCAGCAGCAGCTTGCGGTTCATCACCTCGACGAGGGGATCGGCGGCATCGAAGGCGCCGCCCAGCGCGGGCTGCCCCTGGATATCAGCAGGAAGAACCACGTCGTCATGCGGGATCCACGGCAGGGCGAAGGACCGCATGGACCGTCCCTCGCGGGTGCCGACCGTGGCAGGCCCGCCGAGAGGGACGGATGGCAGGAGGCTCAGGACGCCTTCGTATTGCTCGATGATGACCGAGCGCTGGCTGACCCCTTCGAAGCGGAAGAGGCCGATCTGGGCGAGGCGGGTGTAGAGGTTGGGCAGGATGTTGATGGCCTGCGTCATCTCGGCCAGCGAATAGCCGCCAGCGTCGAAGGGATTGCGGACGAGGGTCATGGGGTGCTCCGGGGGATGAAGGGATGGGCGCGGCTTGGTGGGCTGCGTCAGACGCCGTCGCGGGCGACGATGCCTGCGGCGGCCAGCTGGCCGATCTTGGTGGTGATCTTGGCCCCGTCATCGACGGTGGCGTCGTAGGCGAGACCCGCGCGTGAGACGATTGCCGGGCCGCGGGCAACGACGATGCCGGTGGCGTCGGCCAGCGTCGCATCGACGGCATAGAGCAGGACGGCCGAGGCGGTCTGCGCGCCGTCGGTGCCGCCGCTGGTGGCGAGCTTGTATTTGCCGCTTGCGGTGATGCGGCCAAGGACGGCGCCGACGGGATAGGGCATGCCCGCGAGCAGTGTCACCACCTCACGGGTGTAGTTCGGGTTGACCTCGTATTTGAGGACGTCGCCCATGCTGGGCGGTTCCGTCAGGACGGGCATGGTTCAGTCTCCAGGATGTTGGGGGACGGGATGCGCCGGGATCAGCGCGAGGCGGCGGCCGACTTTTTCGCGGCCGCGACGATGGGGCTTTCCTTGGTGCCAGCCGCTGGGGCAGTGGCGATGATGCCTGCGGCATCGCTGCGGGCGGCAAGATCGGCCAGGACCTTGGCGCGAAGCGCGTCGGGTTTCACACCCTTGGCGACCGCATCGGCGGCATCGATCTGGATGACAAGGCGCGCGGCCTGCGCGCAGACCTGAGCGACCTCGGCCGCCTCGGCGCGGATCGCTTCGGGCGACATCGCGGCCGCCGCCGTCTGCGGCGGTGCGATTGCCGCGGGCGGGGCCGGTTCCGGCGGGGTGCTGGCGGCAGGCGCAGTCGCAGGCTGCACATGATCTTCGGGGGCAGTGGTCATTATCGGGCCCTTTCCCTTGGGGTTGGATTTGAGGGTGGTTGTGCCGCGAGGTTCGGCGGCGAAAGCGCGGAAGGCGGTGACCGGATCGGCCACCTCGTCGGCTAAACCGGCGAAGACGGCCGCCTCTCCGCGGAATACAGCGGCCTCGGTGCCCAGCGCCCGTAGGGTGTCGAGGCGGCGGCCGCGCCCTTCGGCGACGGTTTCGGCGAAGAGCAGGCGGAGGTCTTCCAGCTCGCCCGCGATCCGGGCGCGGACGGACTCGGGCAGAGACTGATAAGGGTTCGCATCGACCTTGCGAGCACCAGCATGGATCAGCGTCACCGCGATGCCCTTCTGATCGAGCGCCCCGCTCATGTCGCTGTGCATGGCGACAACCCCGATGCTGCCGACAGCGCCGGTGCGGGGCAGGATGATCCGGTCGGCCTGGTAGGCGAGGGCATAGGCGGCCGAGAGGGCGTGGTCGGCGACGAAGGCCTGCACGGGTTTGACCTGACGTGCCGCGCGGATGCGGTCGGCGAGATCGAAAGCCCCGGCCACTTCGCCACCGAAGCTGTCGATGTCGAGGGCGATGCCGCGGATCGCCGGATCGGAAAGGGCGGCCTCCAACTGCGCCGCGATCCCCTCATAGGAGGTCAGCCCGGAGGATTGCCCGATCCACGCCCCGCGATGCACCAGAGTGCCCGCGATTTCGATCACGGCGATCCCCTCGACGACAGCGAAGGGCTGGCCGCCATTCCTTGCCTGGCGGTTGGTCAGGTCATCGCCGAACAGCGAGGCGCGGGCGGGCAGGGTGGCGGTAGCCTGATCCGCGGGATCCACCGCCATTCCTTCGACAGTGATTTCCCTGCCGGTGATCCGCGGCCCAAGGCCGGTCAGGAAAGCCAGTGCCTTGGCGGGATCGACCATCAGGGGCGTGTTGAAGGCGCGCTGGGCGATCTGAGTGTGGTGCATCATGCGTCCTCTGCGGGCCGGGCTTCCCGGTCCTCGCCATCATCTTCCTGATTGCCGCTATCCTGCTGATCCTGCCGCTGGCCCTCGGCATCGCCCGGCGCGGCGCCGCCACCCGCCGCCTGCGCGGGCGACCCCGGTCGCCGGAAGTCGAGACCCAGTTCGGCCTCACGTTTGCGTTCGGTCGCGATTTCGCGGTCGACCTGTTCGGCGTCATAGCCCCGCTCGGCGATGGCCTGTGTGCGGGATTTCAGGCCCGCCTCGATCTGCAGGATCTCCGCCGCGGCATCCTTGGCCGGGTCGATCCAGTCCCATTTCGTCGGAAGCCAGTCGCAGGCGAGGTATTGCCGCCGATCGCTGGCATAGCTCGGCAGGTCGATGGCGCCCGCCAGCACGGCCATATCCATCCAGCGCGTCCAGACGGCACGGCAGAGCTGATAGACCATCACCGAATGCTGGAAGGCCGAGATGCGGCGGCGGAAGTCGACCAGCGCGATCCGAGTGTTCGAGAAGTTCCCCTTGGCGGTGTCACCGGTCAGATAGCCATAGGGCACGCCCAACGCCGCGCCGATCTGCAACAGCGGGCGATACTGGAACGGTTCATATGTCGATCCGGAATCCGGTGTCGAAGGCGTGGTGACATCTTCGCCCGGATCAAGGCGCACCACCTGACCCGGTTCGACCTCGAGATCGTCCTCGGCGGGATCGAGGGCGGTTTCCGGGGCGGGGGAGGTGATGAACATGGCGAACATCGCCGCGGTCTTCTTCCGCTCGAGTTCAGCGTCGTCGTAGAGATCGAGGGTGAAGAGTTTCACCACGGCCGCCGCGAAGCGCGACACGCCGCGCAGCTGCCCCGCCTCGACGGGGTCGAGGATGTGGATGACCTCTGACGCGGGCACGCGCACTGTCTCTCCCGCCAGCCCCGGATCGGTCAGGTCGCCGGGGTGGCGGCGCAGGAAGTGATAGGCGACGCGGCGGCCAATGCCGTCGAACTCGATGCCCTGCCGGATCGACCCCGCGCCGGGCAGCACGCGGGTCATGTCATGGGCCAGCATTTCCGAGGGCAGCATCTGCAGCTGCATGGGGACCGTCAGACGATCTTCGGGACGCCGGGTGCGGATGCGCAGGAAGACCTCGCCTGCCAGAAACACCTCGCGCGCGGCCCGGCGCTGCAGCCCGAAGAAGTCCGTCAGCCCCTCAGCATCAGCCTCGTCGGTCCAGGCGAGCCAGAGTTTCTGCAGCTCCTCCTTCTTCGCCGCATCGGCGATTTTCGAAGAAGGCTTGATCCCGTCGCCGACGACATGGTTCGCAAAGGCGTCGACCGCATTCGCGGCATAGCCATTGTTCCGGACCAGCCAGCGCGCCCGGGCGGTGATGGTCCCGCCCGAGGCGGCGATCAGAGTGTTCACATGCGCCCGCGTGGCGCGGAATCCGCGCATGCGACGGTGGGACTGCGCGGCGTCAAACCCGCCGATGATGGACCCGAGCCGCGCGCGGAAGGCGTCGAAGACCATGGTCACAGACCCTTCGTCGCGACCGTGCCCCAGCGGCGGCGGCGCGGTGTGGCCGATGCGGTGGCGATGCGCCCCTCCAGATCCCGGATCGCGGCGGCAAGTTCCGCGTCCGAGCCATAGGTCACGGTCTTGCCGTCGTAGCTGACGCTGCGTAGCCCGGTGAAACGGGCTTCCTGCAGAGCCGTGAGCAGGGCCTGCATGCGTTCAAGGTCCATCAGTCCCTCATGAAGTTCGGGGTGTAGGCCCGCCGTCTCCGGCGCGGCGTGGTCAGGGTTCCGGCCTTGGGTTGGGCCGGATCGGGTGGTGCGCTTTCCGCTGCGACGGCTGCTGGCATGCGCGTTTCCACGCCAGCCTGTGCCTCAAGCCGCCGCCAGGTCGCTTCGTCCCAGCGGTCGGCGCCAAGGATCCACGCCGCGGCACGGGCGTAGACCCGGCAGTCCAGCGCCTCGTTCCGTTCGCGCATCTTCTGCCACTCCTGATGGGCATAGCCGCGCTTGTTGCGGATCGTGACCAGCTGCTCTGCTACCAGCTGCTTCAGCCATTCGGTGTCCGCCCAGCCGGGCAGGTGGATCGTGCCGGGGGCGTCGAGCATTCCAGCCTCGCGGTCCTCGTCCGAGGGCCGCTCGATCCGCAGGAACCGATAGGTCTCGGCCTTGAATGTCGCCGTGGCCACCGACCAGAGCCGGGCCCCGCGGCGCAGGCGGCGGCCAGCCACGGTCGCATCGACATAGGTCGGGCCAGAAACTGGGGCGGCGCGGTTGAAGCCCTCAAGCCCCTTCAGCGGCGCCACCTGTTCGAACCCGACCTTGCGCGACCAGGCATAGACCGCCGCGGCCTCGTAGCCGGTATCGACGCCAAGCCGCGCCACCGTCATGAAGGCGCCGTTGGCATGCTGCCACGACCGGCCGAGGAGGGCCGTCAGCTTGTCCCAGGCGGCCGGATCGTCAGGCCCGCCGGGAATGACGATGTGATCAACAAGCCAGCTTTCCAAACCCCGGCCCCAGGCCTAGATGTCGACCTCGATGCGGTCCCTCTGGATGTCGGCACCGGCCGTCAGGAACAACCCCGCCATCGGCACGGTGCCCGGCTTCCAGGCTTCCCGCCGATCTGCCAGCTGCTGCCATTCCGGCGCGTCGCCGGTCTCGACCCATGTCTCGCCCAGCAGCGTGTTGCGCGCAGCGCGCAACGTCTCGTCCGAGCCTTGGGCCGCCAGCCATTCCCGCGCGACGTCGGACCAGCTTTTCCACCCGAGCGGTGAATAGAGCGCCGAGAGGTGGAAGCCGATGGCCTTCGGATCCCTGGAAACCGCCGTCGCCCGCCATTCGCCCTTGGCCAGCATCTCGGTCTTGTGGTGCTCGGCGATGGGGCGTTCGCAGCCCTCGCAGTGATAGGCCGCCGTTTCCGGCTTCCCCTTTGCCCAGCGCAGCCGGTCGAACTGCAGCCACTGCATCGCTCCGCAATGCGGGCAGGGCACGAAGTAGCGCCTCTGGTCGGACGCCTCGAACTCGCGCTCGATCCGGGACAGCCCCCGGATCGTGGGCGTCGACACCATGAACACTTTGCGCCGATGCGAGAAGGTGGTGGTGCGGGCTTCGGCCAGCGTGACCGGATCGCCTTCCTCGTCGGCCGAGGCCGGATAGGCGTCGACCTCGTCCAGAAACACATAGCGCGCGGGCATCGACCGTAGGCCGGTGGCCGAGTTCGCGCCGGTCAGCACCAGGATGCCGCCGGGAAACTCCTTCGACAGCATCGAATTCCCGGCATCGCGGGATCGGGCCGGACTGACCCGCTCGCGCAGCGCCGGGCTATCTGCGATCAGCGGGTCAAGACGACCCCGCGAGGTGCGTTTCGCCAGTTCCAGGCTCGGCAGGACCGCCAGCATCGGCCCCGGGGCGTGGTGGATAACGAAGCCGATCCAGTTGTTGCCCGCTTCCGTGGCCCCGACCTGCGCCGCCTTCATGAAGGTGATGCGCTGCGCCGGATGGCCGGGCGAAAGCGCATCCATGATCTCGCGCAGATAGGGAGCGCGGGCGGTGCGATACCGCCCCGGTTCGGCCGCGCCGCGCGACGACAGCCAGCGATGCTGATCCGCCCATTCCGACACCGTCAGGTTCGGATCGGGGCGCATCCCCTGCCGCCAGACCCGGAGCAGGTCCTCGGCGCCGTCAAAGCCGAGGTCGAGACCCGTGGTCAGGTCGTTGTCGTCATCCTCATCATGCAAGCGAGACCCGGAGGTCGGCGAGGGCGTCGAGCTGTTCGCGGACATGGGCTTCCAGCACCCTCTGCATGATCGCGGTCTCGATCGTCACCGATGCCCCGGATTGCCGTTCCACCTCCGCCATGATCTGCGCCGCCATAAGTGCTGCCACCCGTCCGGGCCAGGTCACCCAGACATCCCGTTCCTGCCGCGCCAGGCGAAACACCAGCGTTTCCGCCCGCGCTCGGTCGACCAGCGTGCCCTTCTTCTTCTGGACGGCCAGCTGACGTTCCTGCGCCGCATAGACCGTCAGCGCCGTGCGCGCCTTGATATACGATGTCGTGTCGCCGGGGCCGCTGGCCAGCCCATCCCCACTTAAGCTGCGCCGCTGCTGGTCGGGGTCCGTCATCTCGGCCCGCCGCACATCCGAGGCCGCGGCATTGATCGACCCGTCGTCATGGACCACCAGCCGCCCATTCTTCCGGGCCTTCTGCACCCCGCCGCGCGACAGCCCGGAATGGGCTGCATACTCGCGTTCGCTCATGCCTTTCATGGCGCCGTGAAGCCTATCAAGATATTGAAAATAAACAGGAAAAGACAATAATTTCCGTTGATTGTCTCCGCCGTCAGAGCGATTCTGCGATCAGGAACTCACCCTGGATCGGAGGCCACACCATGACCGCAACCACGAAACCCGCCCCCACCGCGCCCGAGGCGCTGATGCTCGACATCGCGAAGCGCCACTTCTTCGTCGAGACGCTGGATACCCGGAACAGCGACGGGCTGGATTTCCACGACGTCGCGGTCTGGTCGATCCGCGCCGCCCTGATTGAGGCCTATGCCGCGGGCCTCGCCGCGGCCAAGCGCTGAAGGGGGCAACGACATGACCATGGCCATCACCACCATCCGCATTGACTATGCCACCTTTCCCGAGGGCTTCGACCTGAGCCGCCCGGACGCCATCGCCGAGGTCATCGAGCAGGCGCTGCGCGAGATCGGGATCCCGGCGGACGCCTCCGACGTCCTGTCGCACCTGAAGATCGAACTGCCCACCGCTCAGTTGGGTGCCGCCAGCCGCACGCTGGCCGAGATGCGGCTGATCTGACCGGAGCGATCAGAAAGCACTGATATTGCTCCGATTTGCCTACGATCATCCGCCCGACAGAGCGATGGTGTTCGCACCGGAACGATGCAACTCACCGAAGGACGCCCCGCCATGACCACCCGCCGCGCTGCCCCGAACTACAAGGCCCTCGACGCCTTCATCACCGCCAAGGCCGAGATCGACACGATGCTGGAACGCCTGAAGGCCCTCAGCGACGACCATTTCGAGACCCACCCCGAAGAGATCCATTGGGGCCATGTCGGGACGCTGAAGCACTACGCAGGCCTGCTGCGCCAGATCACCGACAGCGCCTTCAAGGAAGGCGAACACGCCGCCTGACGCGCCCACACGGCGCGACGGCCGCCCCGTCCGATGACGGGGCTTGCCTTCGTAGAAGGCGCGCACACCGCGCGCCACAGCGCCCGGAGGCCCCGATGACCACCCCGTCCGATACCCAGTCCCTGATCCTGTCCCGCGCTGCGACCCGGCCCGGCAACCTCGCCCTGCCGCTGCCTGAGGGGCTGGTCGGAGCCGCCGCCAAGATGGTGGTCGGCAAGATGATCGCCCGCGGCTGGCTCGAGGAGGTCGAGGCCAACTTGCGCCGCCATGAGCCGATGTGGCGCGAGACCGGTGACGGCCACGGCACCACGCTGATCGCGACAGAAGCCGGGCTGGAGGCCATCGGGATCGAGCCGCTGGCGGCCAGCGCTGTCGCCAGCGCGCGGAAGGCGAAGGCAAAGGCGGAACCTGCGCCCTACGACACCGACACCGCGAAACCGGTCGCCATCCGCGCTGGCACCAAGCAGGCCCAGATCATCGCCATGCTCCAGCGCCCCGAGGGGGCGACGGTCGCCGAGATGGTCGAAGCCACCGGATGGCTGGCGCATACCGTCCGCGGCTGCATCTCTGGCGCCCTGAAGAAGAAGCTGGGTCTGCCCATCGCCGCCGAGAAGGTCGAGGGCCGGGGGATGGTGTACCGGCTCCCCGAAGGTAGCTGATCGATCAGCAGTAGTCGTCCATGCAGTCGTCGTAGCTATCGCCAGTCAGTTCACAGAAGGTTTTGAGGGCCCCCTGCAGGGTAAAATACTGGTGTTCGCTGCGGTGGTAGAAGAATTCGCCGCGGACACCGACATGCGCGACCGCCCAGTCCTTGATCGCATTGTCGCTAGGATCGTGAGTAAGAACCACGAGGCTGTCCTCGGTCATGCCATGTTGCACGACCAAACTCTGGTAGAGATGGTTTCGTGCGAAAACTCGGCCAAACTTTAGGTTTTCCGCGTAGCGTTCGAGCGCGTCCTCGGTCACGGCCTCCGGACAAAGTGGGAACTCTGTCGGCACCTTCCATTTGACCTGCACAACAGACGGCGTCAGCGACTCATATTCTTCCGGCGGTGGTTCATAGCTTGCCCGCTCTCTTGTCCCATACAGCCACTCGCCCAGCGCGCCACCGCTTGGGACAGAACCGCTCTTTGCCCATTCCTGCAAACGTGCTTTTGCGGCTGCCGCCTCGTCCTTCGACAAGGTGCGCATCCAGGATATGTCGGGAAACACCTTATCGGTCTGGACTCGGTTGGGGTCAGCGAAGAAGGCTTCAATCGAGCCGTAGACCAGTTCGATGCGCCGAGCAGAGATTTCGTTGAGCAGGACGTTTTCCAGCCGCGTGACCCACCGCAGGTTTTCCGGTCGATTGTTCGCCCTGTTCGTGTCGATGTGATCAACGACATGGCGGTCGGTGGGCGGCTCGCCATGAAAAGCCCAGCAGACGATCCGATGAACGGGCACGCCGCTCAGATACATGTAGCCAGTGGACAACCCCTGCCGCCCAAAGGTCCATTGGTCATCAAGCGGTCTGGTCTTCTGCCGTTTCTGGGGCAGACGATGCGCGGAACCATTGTCGCGAACCCGATACCGCTCGCCCCGATATTCGACCTCCACCTCGCGTTCAAAGATATCAATGAGTTGGTCGGCTTTGCCGGGGGACGAAAGGGAAGGGCTACGCATCAACTGCTCCGGCGAGATTCGACCATTCAAGTGCCGAAGGTGGTAGGCCGATTTCCCGTTCTCCTTCTGGGCGAACATTCGCAAGTTCGGGCCAACTGGTCAATCGCGGCTGGCTGTCCGCCCCGTTGCCATCTCCCACCGTCGCACCGCGACGTCGCAGTAGACCGGGTCCAGTTCCACCGCGCAGCAGCGCCGCCCGGTGCGTTCGGCGGCGATCAGCTGGGTGCCGGAGCCGCAGAAGGGTTCGAACACCAGGTCGCCGGGGGCGGTGAAGGCTTCCAGAACCGCCTCGACCAGCGCCACCGGGAACACGGCCGGGTGCGATCCAGCGGCACCTAGCCCGCCCTTGTGGCGCATGATGCGGAACACGCTGTCCGGGATGCGGTGGCTCTGGATCGCGTTGCCGGAACCGGTCTTGCGATGGACCGTGCCGTCGGCCCCGCGGAGGCCACCGCCGCCGAGGGTTTCGCCTGCGTGCTTGCTCCCGACCGTCTTGTTCGGCTTCCGAGGCTGGCGGTTGAAGTGGAAGATGAACTCGTGCGAGGGCGCGAGGCGGCCGTTCCAGTCGCCGGGCAGGCCGGGCCCCTGGTCCCAGACATACCAGCCGAACCGCCGCCAACCCTGCGCGCGCATCCAGTCGACCCAGCCTTCCCAATAGGGGATCCACTCGCCATCGCGGTGAACGAGGCCGAGGTTGACCAGCAGCTGGGCATCGGTGGTGACGGGCGCCGCGCCGAACACCCCCTGCATCAGCGCATCCCAATCGCCGATTTTCTCCTTCGCCGCGCCATAGTCGCGCTGCTGCGCGTAGGGCGGGGAGGTGAAGATGAGCGACGATTGCGCGCCGTCCATCAGCCGCGCGACCACGGCCGGGTCGGTGGCATCGCCGCAGATCAGCCGGTGATCGCCCAGCGCCTAGATGTCGCCGGGGCGGGTAATCGGATCGGTCGGGGCCTCGGGGATGGTGTCGGCCGTATCATCGTCGATGGGCGCGCGGTCGTCGGCATCGTGCAGCAGCGCGTCCAGTTCGTCCTCGGGGATGCCGATCAGCCCAAGGTCGAAATCCTCGGCCATCAGCCCGCGCAGTTCCTCGAGCAGCAGCGCCTCGTCCCACCCGCCCAGTTCGGTCAGCTTGTTGTCGGCGATGCGATAGGCACGACGTTGCGCCTCGGTCAGGTGGCCCAGCACGATCACTGGGGCCTCCGGCAGCCCGAGCTGGGCTGCGGCCAGGATGCGGCCATGGCCAGCGATCAGCTCGCCATCGGCGGCAACCAGGCAGGGGACGGTCCACCCGAACTCGGCCATGCTGGCGGCGATCTTCGCTACCTGATCGGTGTCGTGGGACTTGGCATTCCGGGCATAGGGCCGGAGGCGGGCCAGCGGCCAATGCTCGATCTGTCCGGGCAGAAGGGGCGCGTTCATGCGGCGAGCCGCTTGGCCTTGAGGGCGGCGAAACTTTCGCCGGTTTCCGCCAGCAGCGCTTCCTGGCCGGTGAAAGATTGCCAGCGTTCGATGGCGACATCGACATAGGCGGGGTTCAATTCGACCCCGAAGCAGACCCGGCCCGTGGTCTCGGTTGCGATCAGCGTGGTGCCGGAACCCATGAAGGGTTCATAGACCACCTGACCGGGGTTGGAGTTGTTCAGGATCGGGCGGCGCATGCACTCGACCGGCTTCTGCGTGCCATGCACGGTGTCGGCGTCCTGATCCCGGTTGGCGATCTGCCACAGCGTCGTCTGCTTGCGGTCCCCGGCCCAATGGCCCTTGCCCTTGGCGCGCACCGCATACCAGCAGGGTTCGTGCTGCCAGTGGTAATCGCCGCGGCTGAGGACAAGCCGGTCCTTGGCCCAGATGATCTGAGACCGTATGGCGAAACCCGCGGCGGTCAGGCTGTCGGCTACGGTCGCCGCGTGCAGTGCGCCGTGCCAGACATAGGCGACGTCGCCCGGGAACAGCGCCCAAGCCTCGCGCCAGTCGGCCCGGTCGTCGTTCAGCACCTTGCCGGTGCGTTTGGTCTTGGCCGCGCCAGCCTGATTGCGCCAGGAGGGGTCATACTCCACGCCATAAGGTGGGTCGGTGACCATCAGCAGGGGCCGCACATCTCCGAGCAGGCGCCCAACGACATCGGCTAAGGTGCTGTCGCCACAGATCAGCCGGTGCGCACCCAGCTGCCATAGGTCGCCCGGCACCGACACCGGCGTGACCGGCAGATCGGGAACATCGTCCTCACCCTCGACCGGACCTTCCCCGCCCAGTGCCTCGGGATCCCTTAGTAAGGCATCCAGATCATCGTCGCTGATCCCTAGCAGCGTCAGGTCGAAATCCTCGGCCAACAGTACCGCGATCTCGTCGCGCAACAGGGCCTCGTCCCATTCGCCCAGCTCGGTCAGCTTGTTGTCCGCGATCCGGTAGGCCCGGCGTTCCGCCTCGTCGAGGTGGCTCAGCCGGATGACCGGCACTTCGGTCAACCCGAGCATCGTGGCCGCCAGCACCCGGCCATGGCCTGCGATCAGTTCGCCGTCGTCGGCCACCATGCAGGGGACGGTCCAGCCGAACTTGGCCATGCTGGCGGCGATCTTCGCCACCTGATCGTCGCCATGCAT